GCAAGGTAAAACAGTAACTGCGGCTGCGTGTATTCTTCATTACACTATATTTCAAGACAGCAAGACTGTTGCTATCATGGCGAATAAAAGTAAGGCGGCGATGGAAGTACTTGCTCGTTATCAAATCATGTATGAAAATTTGCCTATATGGATGCAACAAGGCGTAAAGACTTGGAACAAGGGTGATGTTGATTTAGAAAACGGATCTAGAGTATTCACTGCGGCAACAACTGCTTCTGGTATTCGAGGCAAATCTGTAAACTGGCTATACATTGACGAGGCTGCAATCATTCCTAACAATGTAGCAGAACAATTTTTTACTTCTGTATATCCTACGATTTCTGCTGGTAAAACGACAAAGATTCTTTTGACATCTACGCCGTTAGGTTATAATCACTTCTGGAAGTTTTGGAACGATTCTGTAGAGAAGCGTAACGGGTTTGAGCACATGTTCATTCATTACAGTGAGATTCCTGGCAGAGATGATGCATGGGCAGAACAACAGTTACAGCTATTAGGTGAATTGAAATTCAACCAAGAGGTATTGTGTGAATTTTTAGGATCCTCTAATACACTTATCAACGGCAAAACACTAGGATCTCTTAGTGCTAAAGTGCCAATATACTCTAAAGATGGCTTAGATATTTACGAAGAGCCGAAAGCAAATAACTATTACATACTAGTCGCTGACGTTGCTAGAGGCGTTGGTGGTGACTACTCTGCGTTTGTTGTTGTCGATGTGACACAGATGCCATACACCGTCGTAGGTAAATATCGACACAACAAGATTTCTCCGTTATTATATCCAAATATTATAGAGAAAGTAGGTAAAGACTATAATGATGCATTTATTCTAGTAGAAGCAAATGATATTGGGCAACAGGTTCTCACTATTCTGCATCAGGAAAATGAATATGAGAATATATTCACAACAGTCACAGAGAACAACAGACAATACATAACTCCTGGCTTCGGTAAAGCAGCGCGATTAGGTGTAACTACATCTAAAGCAGTGAAGAGACAGGGGTGTTTTAGTTTCAAAAGTTTGATGGAAGAACGAAAACTTCTTTTATTTGACCCAGAAATTATATCAGAGCTATCAACGTTTATTGAACGAAGTGGTTCTTATCAGGCTGACGAAGGTTACAACGATGATTTAGCAATGTGCTTGGTCTTGTTTGGCTGGGTTACAACCAACACATTTTTCTCGGACTTGACAAATGTTAATGTTAGAGAAGGTCTGTATAATTCAGAAATGCGGGCAATTGAAAACGATTTGACACCTTTTGGAATTATTGATGATGGACAACAGCAGGAAATGGAAGTGATGGGTGGAGATTTGTGGTTATTTGAAGAACCTAAATTACTAGATTTATAAATAAACAAAGTAATATAATATAACGCTAACTTAATTCGAGGAGAATAATATGGCTTTTCAGCTTTCCCCTGGCGTTCTCGTACAGGAACAAGATGCCTCAAACGTAGTTCCCGCAGTCGCAACCACTATCGGTGGTTTTGTAGGCGACTTCAATTGGGGTCCTGCAGATGAGATCATCACAGTTGCAAGTGAAAATCAACTGGTAGAGAGATTCGGTAAACCAAACACAACAGCAAATGTAGACTTTTTAACAGCCGCAAGTTTTCTTGCATATGGATCGGCTCTTAAAGTAGTACGAACAGTGGGTGCTGCTGCTAACGCAACTGCAAACGGCGGCGCGTTGCTAGTCAAAAACGAAGATGCTTTTGAAGCACTCGGTGCCCAGACTGTAGGTGTCTTTGCAGCTAAGTACCCAGGTTCTTTGGGTAACAGTCTCAAAGTAGCAATGGCAGACTCTACTACATTCAGTAGTGGATCTATTGCTTCTATTGCAGTTGATACTGCTGGTTCAGGCTACACAACTGTTCCTGATGTGGTAGTGGACGCCGCGCCAGCTGGCGGTGTTACTGCTACAGCTACAGCGGTACTTGCCGGCGATACAGTAGGTTCGATAATCGTTTCGTTTGCTGGCTTAGGATACACAAGTGCTCCTGCTATAACATTTACTGGCGGCGGCGGCACCGGTGCAGCGGCTACAGCAACAATGGTTACAGCTTGGACTTACGCAAATCAGTTTGATGATGCTCCAGGAACATCTGTATACGCTGCTAATAACAGCACATCACTAGATGAGATACACGTTATTGTTATCGACGAAGACGGCGCAATCACAGGTCGTGCAGGAACAGTACTAGAAAAATTCGCAGGCGTCTCTAAAGCATCAGACGCTAAAGATGATTCTAATCAGTCTAATTTCTACAAAGATGTAATCAACAATCGTTCTAAGTGGATTTGGGCTGTTACGA